TGCCTGGGGGTTGCCTGTTTCGTCTGATACTACACTTCCATAACGCTTGCCGTTTTCCATGTCGTTTTCATCGTAATCTGTTATTTCAATCCCAACTGGGTTGCCTGTAACATCAGCGATGATTTTTCCAACACGCTTCTTTGCTTTCTTTTGCAGCGACGTTTGTAGCTGCTGGCTGCTTGCGCCTATCTGTTCCATGGACAAACGGATGCGCTCTAAATCCTGCTCCTGCTTGAGCCTGCGCTCTTCCATCAGCTTCTCTGACTCTGAAAGGCGCACCCTCATTGCTTCAAGCTCTAGCTTTTGCATGTCGATGATACCGCTCATGCGGTTAGCTTCAGACGCTATCATGGCCTTATCCTTTTCGGATGCAGCCTGCGTCTGAATCTTCATTACATCAACCTGGACAGCGTTAGCCTTAATCTGAGCCTCTTGCTGCGCAATAAGGAGCTCCTGTTCCTTGAGATAGGTCTCAAACTGTTGCTTCTGAACAGCAAGCTGCGCTTCCAACTGGTCGCGCTGCATCTTGATTTGCTGTTCTTGCATGAGTATTTGATTCTTGACCTGCCTATCTTGCGATTCGATTGCAACGGCTTGCAATTTGGCCTGCGCCTCAGTCTGAGCGATTTGCAGCCGGCCCTGCATCTCAAGCATCTTAGGATCGGGTGGTGGCGGTTGTTTAGCGGCTTCTTCCTTAGCTGCAATGACTTGCGCCACTGACTCCAGCCCACGAGTAAAGATAGCTTCCACCTCTTTGCCGCCCTTAAAGCGCTTGATGAGATTCTTCATCAGCCCCATGGTAAAGCTAAGAAGCGGCGGGTAAGCCTCAATCAAAGCTTTAGACTGCTCAAAGAACTGGCCGCAGGTTTGCAGTAACTCAGCGCCATCTTTCTTATCCTGCATCTGGTCAAGCGCTACCATGGAGTCAGAAGCTACCTGGATGCGGTAGTTACGCTCTTCGTTGTTTTGCAAGAACTCCAAGATTTGCATCTTGGCGGCCTCAAGCATTTGAGGTCCCATCTCAGGTGGCGCGTCCGGCGGTATAAACTGCGCTAACAGGTTATCAGCATCGGCAATGTCAAAGATCCGCTTGGCGTCAAACTGACTGGCAATGATTGCGCCTAAATTGCCAAGGCCATCAGAGATAAACTTGGCAAACATGTTTTGGCGTACAATCAGGCCCATGCTTGACCACTGGTTTTCCAACCGATTGGCCGTTGCGGACTTGTACTGCTCAGAAGCACCGCGCAGTAGGTCTGACACCTTCAGCGTTTCATATAACTGCTGTAAAGCCGCCTGGCGTGCGTTCTGAAGGATGTTTAGGGCATTAACGAACCCATCTATAGGCAGGAACTCAATCGCGGCTCCTAGGCCACCCTTGGACTTATACGAAGGCCAGTTGATAATTGGCACCATTCGCAAGTCGCCAGCCAATAGATTCTCAAGCTCATCACCCATTGCGGCATCGTAAGCGGCGTTGGGACGGATGGCTTGCAAGACGGCGTGAATACGTGTGGTAAGACGCTCAACCTCAAGGATTTGGTCTTTGCAGTGGGCGTAGTCACTAACCGGGATAATGTTGTCGGGGTCTTCACTCTGGCGAATTACTGAACAGGGGTAAAACTTCTCATATTTGATAGGCGGCGGCCCTGACTGCACAATGGGGTTTTCACCTGAAAAGTGCGCCCAATACACCTTGTCAGATTCTTGGCACCAGATCTCCCAAAGCTCTGCTTTTCCTTCCTGCTTGTTGTTGTCGTGTAACTTGCTGTTCTTGTAAACATCAGGGAAGGCATCGTAATTGAAATCAGATGCAATATCCTTGCCAAAAACAGATTCAGCCTTTTCGCGTGACAGAAAAGCGCGTTGTGCTTGCCATTCAACTTCTGATTCGTTTCGTGCATCTGAGCACACGTAATCAGCGTAATTGACCACCTTAACGATGGCGCGTTCTGACTCTTTGACCTCAACCTGGGCCTGATAGATTATCCGGCCATCTTCTCCAGCGATTGCTTCAGCGGGGTCTTGGTCAAACGGCGTGCCGTCAGGGTAAAGCAAACCACCGTCTGGCCCAGGGATGATAAGCATCTCCTCAAAGACGGTCTTAAACTTTGGCTCATACATGGCCCAAAGTACTGCCTGGCCGGTAAGCAAAAATTGCAGGGCCGCGTTATAGCCTACCTGGTCAAAGTTAAACATGCTGTCTAGCTGATACTGGACAACGCGCTCCATAATGACGGCGGCGGTCTCGTGTAACGAGTTACCAGTGCGTTTCCTGAGTAGTACCTCGGCTTTTGGCGTGCTAGAATAGAAAGCTGGCAGGAGTGTATTGTTGCAATACCACCAAACGTTAAGCCTGCGGTCTATGTCTTTGAGGATGCCTACTTCTTTGCGGCCGTTGAATAGGCGGATAGATTCTTCGGCGGTACGAACAAACGGCTTGCGGCGCTCTTCAGCGGCGGTAATCTGTGTCTTCCAGTAGGATGGAGAAAACCGTTCAGTAAGAGGCTTGATTTTGTTTGTTTTCATTGATTACACTGTAGCTCGCCGGTTTTCTTTTCGTATCTTCTGAATATACGCATCAAGGCGCACCCGTCCCTTATTGAAGACAGGCGGCGTATCCTCCCATTTGCCTTCAAGCAGCCGTTCTTTGCACAAATACCGCAAAGCATCCACCATGTGGTCATCGCCCGTGGTGTCGGCATCTTCCATGTTTTTTTTGTCTATTGGGATGGATGGTAGCGATTCTATCAAATACGGGCAAGTACTAAAAACGTATAGCATAGGCGGGTTTGACACCAGACGCTGCCTGATTTGTGACCAGCCAGATAACCTATCATTATCTGCTCGCTTAATAGTGGGGTGTCTCCGCTTGGCCAGTTCGGCGTTTATCTGGTCGGCTATGCTTGGCCCTCCTTCGTGTTTGAATATACTTGGGTCTCCAACGCATATAGGTTGTTCGTCCCGTGAGGATCCTGCAATTTGAATCCCTTGTGACACGTTATCAACGAGTTTTCCCCACAGTTCACGATAAATGATGACCGCTCCCTTAGGGTACGGGACTTCTCTTCCCTGGTCGTCTTTGCCCGTAGATACAGCGCCCCAGCAAGCAGCAAAGGGGCTAGAGTAACCCCAGTCAAAGCCCATATACCTAGGCCAGTGCTCAGGCACACGAAAAGGACTAACAATGTGTTTAGCGCCAAACTCAGGGAAAAAGCTACCTTCATGAATTTCAAAATCTCCTTCTAGCCACGCTCTGACCAGCTCAGGGCTACCTACCATGTGCAGCCGGTCAATATATTCAGGGTCTTTAGCCAACAAAATTTTGTTATCGTGCACCCGGCTTGGAATATAGATATACTTGACCACCTTGCCGGTTGGCAGTTGGTAATCAAGAATCTTCATGCCGTTAGGTTCTGGCCTGATAAACAGCTCTTTTAGCCATTTGTGACCTACGCCACCGGGGTTGAAGGTAAGTATAACCTGGCCGTGCCCGCTACCTCGAAGCGCTCCGAACAGCTTAAAAATGGGGCTTGGGTCGGCGTAGTTTCCGGCTTCTTCCACGGCACAGTCTGAGATGTTTTGCCCCTGGTACTTTTGGGCGTCATCATCATTAGCCAATGGCCTAAACCGCAACCGTGCGCCGTTTGGAAACGTAAACTGCTTTTTTTGCTCCTGCCAATGGGCTTTTAGTGGCAGGTAAATCTGTTTGGCGCGTTCTATAAGGTCATCCGCCTGCGGGAGCTCTTTGCGGAAAAATACGGCGTTAAAAGCTGGCCCTAGCAATTCCTGCTTAACCGCAAACTTGCCAAGTACGCCGTCAGTTTTTCCGCCACCTCTCGCTCCGCCATACCCTATAAGCGGCAATGGGCAATGGATTAGCACCTCCTGCGGACCCGATTGCGGAGCCCATACAACTTCTTCTGGTTGTTCTACTTCAGGTTGCAGCTCTACCATTAAGCTTTGCGCCTAATTGCTACCAGAACGAGGATGACATTGCATTTAGGGTTGTTACAATAAAAGCTACCAACCTCACAGCCGGTAGCTTCATCAATCAACAACCAACCACAATCGCAGCGCTTTGGTGTCATACGTCTGGCCCACCCGTGAGAAACTTCCAATGGGTAAAGTTGTCAAATGGCACGGGTTCATTACGTATCACCCAGACACCTACCTTACCGTCAAAACTGCCTACCTCTTGGCTACCATCACGGCCATACAGCAACACACGGTGGCCGCTTTTAGGCTGGATATCCGTTACGTCTAGCCACTGCTGCTGGCGGTTAAGCATCAAGCTATCAATGGCATGTCGCTCAAAACTACTTTTGTCATGCTTTACCATGCTACTACCCTATAGCTTTATAAGTGATTAACAACATACAAGCACACGCAATAAACCCTACAACAGATACAATACACGCAAGTGCGTAATCAACAAATTTGCACATAATGTTTAGCCCATTCTCTCCAGTAGCCCGCCGAATTCATCCCAGGTCATATTGGAGGCGCGTTTTAACGCTACCAGTTCTGATGGCCAGAAGGTATACCTATTCTTCTCTCTCACGTAATAATCAATGGACGGCATCCCCAGGTACTGAGCAAAGTCAGCACGGCTCATCCTACAACGCGACCTGCAATAACGATAAAGGGTAAATGGCGGCTTGTTAAGCTGGTGAAGGTACCCCAACTTCCAAACGTTGGTAGGGTCAAAGGTAGCAAAAGCGTCCCTAGTACCTAACTCAGCATACACCTCAGCCATAGTCCTAGGACCAGCCTTGCCGGTAATCTGAGATGCTTGATACCGCTTCAGCGCCAGGTTAGCGGTATCTTCATGCACCGGCTCCTTCCGGTAGGGCTTCGCTTCCTTCACTCTCACTCCGCTTCAAATACCGTTTCTCAAAGTCCTCAGCGGTCATAGGCTTGGCACTCACCACAGCTCTAACCTCGCCCACATGCTCAATGACCTGACTCTCCACCCAGCCAAGCTTGGTCTTAACCAGGTGCAGCAGCAGCGCCGTATTACCGCCCAGCGCTTCCTCCACAGCCTTAGCCGCCAGCTTCTTACGCATCTCACTAGCGCCAGCATTGAACTCAGCACTGTAGTACTTATCAAACGTGTTATACGCCATGCCAAGGGCCAAAGCTACCTGACCCTTACTCATACCAAGGCCAGCCATGGTAACCGTCTGGCGGGCAAACTGAGGGCTTTTAACGTGACTCTTACTAGGCACCACTAGCGGCACCTCTGGGATGCTAATGTCTACGTCATCCATAACACTGTTATACTAGGGGTAGGACTTCAACATGGAAGGGGATATAGGTACCATACAACACCCCCCCATTTTAGAATCACGTTTGAGAAAACTCAATGGAGCAGCCTAAAACGGAGCGGGACCCCTATCCTATTTCCCTCTGTTTTCGCCTATTTACGTCTAATCCTACCCTACCCCTACCCTAATCCTACCCTACCCTGCAGGAGCACTAGTGCTTAACGTATCCACTACTACTACTACTACTACTAGTAGTGCTTAACGTATACCCCTAGTGCTTAAGGTACACTGCTGTCCGCTCCACACTACTACTCTACTACTCACGCCCCTCTACCCTACTAGTCGTATACGTCTATACTAGTCTAGTTCACTCTAGTATCACTATCACTAGTAGTCGTATATCACTCTTACTCTTACTAGTACTACACTATATCATTTATATATATTTCTATATCATTTTTGTGAACAGAAATTGTGTAGTCGGGGGCGTCTTTTTGTGTCTTTCCTCTATCAGGAGGGTATCATACTTTTTCCGGACTGCAACATCTTAATCACCTCAATTGTGGATAAACTGGGGGTATAAGCTGTGGAAAACCTGTGGATAAGTAGTGCAAGTACTTGTAATCACTACACTATAAAATATTTTATATAATTTGTATAATTTTGCTTGACAATGTACACTACTAGTGTATACTGTAGTCATAGTAGCAATAACGCTACTGATTGATGGAGTAAGTATGACATCGATAGCGACCCTAATAATAGTAACATCCCCGGTTTGGATAGCGGTAGTGATGGAAGTGGTCACGGCAGCAATTGAATACGTATATATCAGTATCACCACCAAGTAAACTACAGCCCCCCCTGGGGGGGGCTTATACAACAACAACAAAGGAGATGACAATGAAGAGGTATCATGTACAGAACTTGTTCGGTGTAGTGAGTGAAGGTTTTGAGAAAATCGAGGACGCATGGCAGGAGCTGGAGGAGATTCGGCGACTGCAGAAGATCGGAGGAGATACGACAGCAAATTG